TATTGAACACGGACCAAAGAAAAATTTCTGTAATACCGAAAAAGGCATATACTAAATCACATATTGTTGATGACATAAGTGTTCAATATAGAATTTATGTAAAGGAGGGTCAAACAGAAGTTCAAGTGACGGATTGGACTGAACTCAACAGGACTCCTCAAGAATACTTTTTTATATTGGATTTAAGGGATAAAATACCTAATGAATACTTTATTGATTTACAAATAAATCAAAATAACAACATTGTCAGTTATAAGAACGAAATAAACTTCCAAGTAGTAAGTAAAAAATGAGTAAGATTAATTTAAACAATAACGACCTCAAAGAAATTATGAGAAGATTTCTCTTGGAGGCTTACCTAACCGAAAAAAAGAAAAAATCCAACAAATTATGCGCTCGTGGAATTTCTGCGGCGAAGTCTAAATATGATGTTTATCCAAGTGCTTATGCGAATGGATATGCTGTTCAAGTGTGTAAAGGTAAAATTGCAGGTCTTGATGGTAAAAAAAGATGTTCAGGATCTTATTGTAGGGGTAAAAAATAATAGAAGTTTATTTTTGAGTTAACATTCTCTTAACACCCTAACTTTGTTTTCTTGTAATTATATTCGTATAATTTACAATAAAATAAAAAAGGATGATTATGAGAAAACAAATTTTGATGACCCTCGCAGTATTTATGGGTCTTTCTACTGCAAACGCCCAAGAATGGACATGGGATTATGTAAATTACAAAGGAGCGTTCCCCGTAACGGATAACACACCATCAACAGATTGGACATACGGATGGTCTAATTGGGATCCACAAAACACAGAATACCCATCCCCATCTATGGTGTTGAATTCGGACATTACAACTAATACAACTATCGGTGGTGTCGTTGAAATTCAAAACAAAATTTATGTAAAAAACGGTGCAACTTTGACAATTCAACCAGGGACTATTATTCGTGGAGATGCATCAACTCAAGCAACCTTAATAATCACAAGGGGTTCAAAAATTATCGCAGAAGGGACACAATCAAGTCCAATCGTTTTTACATCAAACCAACCTGTGGGTGAAAGGGCAGAAGGAGATTGGGGAGGTATTGTAATCTTGGGAAATGCAATAAACAATCAACCAAGTGGTGTTGCAAACATAGAAGGAATTCCCGCCTCTTTAGACACCGAATATGGTGGAACTGATGATTCAGACAACTCGGGTGTTATCAAGTATGTAAGAATTGAGTTCTGTGGTATTGCTCTTGAACCAAACAAAGAAATCAATGGTATTACCTTTGGTTCTATTGGATCGGGAACTCTTGTAGATTATGTTCAAGTTTCATATTCGGGTGACGATTCTTTTGAGTGGTTCGGTGGAACTGTAAATGCAAAACACCTTATCGCTTATAGTGGTATTGATGATGACTTTGATACCGATTTTGGTTACAGAGGAAAAGTTCAATTCGCACTTTCTATCAGAAACAAGTATATGTATGACGCGGTAGGTGACTCCAACTCATTTGAGTCCGACAACGACGGTCAAGGTTCAGAAAATACACCAAAAACCGCACCCGTATTTTCAAATGTAACTTTGGTTGGACCTTTCGGTGATGATATTTTAAATGACCTTCCGGTTGGAGAGACTTTTGAAAAGGCTTTCAGATTGAGAAGAAACACCTCAACATCTGTTTTCAATTCACTTGTTACGGGATGGGAGAAAGGTGTATCTATTGAGGGTACATCAACACAAGTTAATGTTCAAACAGGTAATTTGGTTTTTGCTCACAATATCTTGGCAGATCTTCCCGTTGGATCGAATTGTGTTTCGGGAACTGAAGATTTTTATAATACTTTCTTCGGAGTAAATTACAATGATTCACTCACAACTATTGAACAAATTGATTGGGTTGATTTGTTTGTTGATCTTGGTTTAACCCCTGACGGAAGATTGAGTGAAAGTAATTCACCAGCACTCGGAGCTGACTTTACTCACCCACTTCTAGCAAACCCAATTGTTATTGGTGTTGAAGATCAAAATGAAGTTTCTTTGAATGTTTATCCAAACCCAACCTCAGATTACTTGGTTGTTACTTCCCCAAAGAGAACACCAATTGTAATCACAAACCAAGTTGGTCAAAGAGTTTACGAAGATTTTGCACCTGTAACAATTAACACCACAAACTTCTCAAACGGAATTTATTTCGTTCAAACATCGGGTGATGTTCAGAAGGTTGTAATCAATAAGTAAAATGAAATATTTTAACCTACTTATATTTTTATTCTTATCTTTAAGTTCTTTTTCACAATATAATTTATCTGGCACCGTCAACGACTCTCAAACAAGGGAGTCGTTGATTGGCGCTACGGTATATGTTGAAGAACTTGGAAAGGGTACGATGAGTGATTTGGATGGTAATTTCACTATCAAAGGCATTCCTTCGGGAAATTATGATGTTCGGGTCAGTTTTATCGGATATGATAATCAAGTTCAAAATGTAAGTTTGGTTAATCGGGACGGGGTTTTGAATATATCTTTAAAACCCACCCTTATGGAGATTGGTGAAGCAACCGTTGTTGCTCAAGCCAATCAACAATCGGCAACACAAATGGTTTCTCTTCAAAGGAAATCAGCATCGGTTATTGATGGGGTTTCATCTGAAACATTTAATAAAACACCTGATTCAAGAGCTTCTGATGTATTTAAACGGGTGGGTGGTGTCACGGTTCAAGAAAATAAATTCGTGATCGTCAGAGGTCTAAATGACAGGTACAACTTCGCATTAATTAACGGATCACCCCTACCATCAACAGAATCGGATAGGAGAGCATTTTCTTTTGATCTTTTTCCATCCAATATGATTGATAATCTATATATCAATAAGTCGGCTTCTGCGGATCTTTCAGGGGAATTCACCGGAGGTTTGATAAACATCAATACAACCGAACCAAAAGAGATTACATACCAAACCTTACAGATTGGAACTTCAGTTAATGGAATGACCTCATTTCAAAGGTTTGGAACATATCAAGGAAGTCCAATGGATATTTTGGGTTTAGGGTCTGAATTTAGGTGTTTACCTGACAATATTCCGAACACATCGGAATTTGTGAATTTATCAAGACAAGAAAGAGCAACACTTGCAACACTTATTCAAACAGATTGGTCAACACATTACAGAATCGCCCCACCTTCTTCAACAATTCAATACACGATTGGAAGAAATTATTCAATAGGAAATAAAACACTTCTTGTAAGTGGGGCTTACAATTATTCCAATCAATATAACACCACCACAACCACAAGAAGAGATTTTGAAGAACAAGAACTAGGTGTTGTTCAAAAGATGGAACTAAATGATTCTGTGTTTGTTCAAACAATTGCAAACAGTGGGTTATTAAATTTTTCTTTTTTGTTAAATCCTAACCACACTATAAAATTAAAAAACTTCTATACAATAAATTCTGAAGATAGAGTGAATGTAAGAAGTGGGGTTCGTGAGATGGATAATGATCCAAGACAATGGGAAAGATCTACAAACTTTTGGTACACACAAAATAATTTCTTATCACAACAATTAATCGGAAATCATACTTTTGATAACTCAAAACTAAATTGGACTTTGAGTTACAATAATGTAAGAAGAGATATACCAAACTTAAGAAGAATTGTTTATAGGAAATATTCTCTCACAGAAGATGATCCAAATTCTCAATATGCAGCAGTTATTCAAACCAACGGAACAATTCCAACAGCGGCAGGGAATATGTTTTGGTCTTATTCTGATGAAAATCTTTATTCAGGAAGACTTGATTGGTCTCGTAGTTTTTCTTTTTTGAATTTAGAAAACGAAGTTAAAATCGGTTCATACCACCAATACAGAGAAAGAAATTTTATTTCAAGAAATTTAGGTTATTCACAATATAGACCTCAAGGAGAAGTTTTTGATAGTTCTTTACTATTATTAGATCCAAGTCAAATATTTTCACAAGAAAATATGGGAACCTTACAAAATGGGATGGGAGGGTTTAAATTGGATGAATCAACAAATGTAGATGATAGTTATGATGCAAACTCCAATCTTAATTCAGGATATATTTCACTTGATTCAAAATGGAAATCTTTGAGATTGATTGGAGGATTAAGATTGGAAAATTATAACCAAAATTTCTACTATACAGAATTTGGTTCCAACAAACCAATCCATATCAATAGTAATATTACAGATCTTTTACCCTCCCTTAATTTGGTTTATTCCATAAATGAAAAAACTCAAGTAAGATCTTCTATATATTCAAGTGTTTCAAGACCTGAATTTAGAGAACTCGCTCCGTTTACTTTCTATAATTTTATTCAAGATAATATCATTACCGGTAATCCCTATCTTGAAAGAACAAGAATTAATAATCAAGAAATAAGATTTGAATACTATCCTGACTTAAGTGAAATTATTTCAGTTTCATTCTTCAATAAGAATTTAAATAACCCAATAGAGGCAATTAATAGAACAGGAATTTCAGGAGCACCAGAAATTTATTATTCAAATGTTGAATCAGCATACATCAGAGGTGTTGAAATAGAGGGTAAGGTAAATTTGATTGAAAATTTGGACATTACTTCCAATATTTCGTTAATTGATTCAGAGGTTAATCTTGAAGGTTTTGCAGGGTCAGAAGACGGAAGACCATTACAAGGACAATCACCTTATGTTTATAATGTTGGATTATTCTATAACACACCAAATGGATGGAATGTTTCAACAACTTACAATGTAATTGGTCCAAGAATATTTGTGGTGGGAAATGTTCAAGAACCTTCAGTTTGGGAAAACGGAAGAAATTTAATTGATCTTCAGTTATCCAAAAAGTTTGAAAATCTTGAATTTAAAATGAATATTAGAGATTTATTATCACAAGATTTGGTGATGTTCCAAGATTTAAATGGAAATGAAAAGTTAGATGAAGGTGATAATAGATGGCAAGAAACAAGGTTCGGATCAACAATGAATTTTAGTTTTAAATATAGTTTTAATTAATGTAATTTTTACACGATTTTGAATATTTATGGGAAAGTTTTTGACCAATGAATTTCAAAACATACGAACTACTAAAGAACGGAAAAGTTATCAACGAAACAGAAGCAAACAGTGCTGATTCGGCTGTAGATTATTTTAATTTATATCATAAAGATTTTTTAACCACCACAAATTATTCAATAAGATTAAAAAAGTTTAATATTCAAAAATTTTAACTATTAAATCATTTTTACCTTTAATAATTCGGTGATAACTTTCTTTGGGGATGTTAAATACATCCCCTTTTTTCATCTCTATAGGTAACTGATCTTCAAACTGAAAGAACCACTCGTTGGATTCTACAATCTCTACTTTCCTATCCCTACGATCACGATGCCAAACAAGTTCATCGTTCTCCACATCTTCTTTGAAGACACGAAGAATTACTTCATCTTGAACTTCTTCAGAATATGGATTTACCACCATGTACCACCCCCACTTAACCCCAAAGACTTAGCGTATCTTGGTAATCTACAAGCCCAATAAGAAGCCGTTGTTTTGTCTTTGGTTGTATGACATTTGTGTCTAGCGGCAAATGATCTTTTAGCTGCAGGATCTTTAAGTTTTACAGCCAAAGACCCACCACCACCCGCGGCACCAAATGAGACTTTCTTCACATTCCCCGTTTTGGGATCTTTAACATACACCTTAAATTTTTTACCACCACTTCCTCCTCTCATTGGTTTGTTTAATTGGACATTCTTTCCTTGGTATTCCGCCTCATATAACATTGGAATATCCAAAGGAACCAACTCATTCTCATATAACTCAAAAATTCCAATATCGGTGTTTTTAATCAACCATCTATCAATAGAGTTTGTGAAGTTTTCAAATCCTAAACTTCTTGCTTCTCTGAACAAAGAGAAATAACTCTCGGATCCCATCCTAAAAACATTCTCATGTAAAGGAATGTGATTTTCAATATGATATGTCATACCTTCACTGAGTATGGTTTTGTTTTCGTTGAGTGTTGTCCACTGAAAAATTGGTTTTTCCATAACTGATTCTTTTTTATATCCTTTAATTTGTATTCTTGTTGGTTTTTGACCTTTTCCTGTTTGTGGATCTTTCTTTTCTTTATTTCTTTTTCTCGCACAAGCTGATTTCTTTTCCTCCTCACTCATCTTCGATGCTACAGATCTTGCTCTACACACAGGATAACCCCTCTTACCTCCTTCTTCTCTACCACACTCAGGATGACCACCTCCTTCTTTTTTTCTACATATATTAACCCACGGACCTTGTGGTTGTTTTGATCCTTTACCTTTTTTCTTTTTTCCAAACCACACCGCTAAATCTTCTTTTAACTGCGACATACTTTTTTTATTGATAAATATCCTGAAAATTTGTATTTTTCCATCATGGACAATACACAAGAAGAAAAACCGTTGGGTTCTTTATTTGATTCAATAAATTATTATTCTATTTCTGATTTAGAACAATTTATCACTGGTTTGAATTATGAACAATCACTATTTTGTTTAATGGAATGCTGTGTTTATGCTCAGAAGAGGGGTATTTTGACTTTGGAAGAAGCTGAAGTTATTTCAAAATCGATACGAAAAATTCATAATGTTCAAGAATAAAAAAAGGGAACCGAAGTTCCCTTTTCTATTTTACACTACAAATTGATTATCTCAATTCGTTAAGATCAAATGTTCTAACACCATCAACTGTGATTCTACCGTAGAATCTGTTGTTCACCATTTTCTTAGCGTATCTGGTCATGATACCCTTGATTGGGGTGAAGTTGAATGGGTTATACATAGTTGGTGTCAACTGAAGGGGTACATATGGTGCGTAAACGTAACCTGTGTCAAGTAATGACGTTCCCTTGTGACCAATCAAGATTTGGTTTGGTGGGAAGTATGGGTCACGGTAAACTTGATATCTACCAGAGAGTGTTCCTACTCTTTCGATACCCATGTTGTACTGATCCTGTTCAGGAGCCGCGTTTGAAACGTGGAAGTATTCCAAATCGTCGAAAATTGCTGAAATTTCAGAAGAAACGATGATCCAGTTAGCGCCACCTCTCAAAGTTGACTTGTGGATTTGTGCAGAAAGTTGGTTGATCGCTGTGATCAATGTTTGGTTCCAATCCTTCTGTGTGTACTGTGTCAATGGGTTAGCAGATGTACCTCTCTTCCATCCGTTGTAATCCCATCTTAACTGCCATGCCGCACCTTTTCTGAGGTCTCTGAGGATTTCTCTATCGATTTCAGCTGCAACTTGTTCTGACAACAACGCTGTCAATTCAGCTTCAGCATCGATGTTGTGGAAAGCCGCAACGTCCTGAGCGAGTTCAGGTGACCATTGAGCTCTTAACTTTCTTTCTGTAACAGAAACAGTTACCGATTCAAGATCAAATGAAACTTCACCGATTCTATCTTCGAATTCGAGTTCTTGGTAGACTCTGTAAGTAGCTGTGAACGCAGAACCTGCGGTCGCAGAACCTGCGATAGTTGTGGTTAAACCTGAATATCCATCAAATGAACCTGAACCAATAGAACATGGAACTTGGAGATCAACTTCTAAATAGATCTTACCATCAGCATCACAGATTGAGTCATACGCTCCACCATTTGCGGTGTTTGTTGCTCCAAATGTTGTAGAGGTTTGTGAACCGTATTGAACAATTCCTTTACCATACTTTTGTGTAACAACTCTGAAAAGTAAGTCACCAGAACCAGCACCTGAGAAGGCACCTCCTGCTGCGGTTCTAGCATTTATTTTAAGATCAGAAAGGAAACTTTCGTTATCTACCAAGTTACCATCAGGTCCCAAAAGTTTTCCGTAACCTCCGTTGGTAAATCCTGAAAGAGCAATAATAACTTTTCTGTATTCACCTGCACCATAACCTGAAGAAATTAATTCACCTGAACTCCATGCTTGTGTACCAACAGCGGTTGAGGTGAATGCACTAAATCTACCTTTTGAATAATCAAACAAACCAGGAGGATCCAAAGTTGCTTCATTACCTTCGTAGAATCTATCATAAAGGTTTTTACCACTATCATATCCTTGATTTGGGTTATTTTGACCAGCATCTACCGCCTCAGGTGAACCAACTGGCGCGTAATGTTGATTTGTGTTCACATAATTCTGAATCTTTGGAACGAAGTAGAAAAGTTTACCGATAGGTAAGTTCATCGCTTGGACAGAAACGATATCGTTTGCCAAAAGCTTAGAGAAAACTCTTCTGATGATTGGAAAAACAACAGTTTCAAAAGAACCTGATGAATCTGTTGCTGCCGCTTCGTTAATTAAGTGTGATGCTTGGTTCTCATAAAGTTGAGCCATGTTCTCTTTTAAATGACCACCCAACCCTTCAAGGAATCCTAATTTGTCCCATTTGTTTATAGTGTCTTCTTTGATAACTTTGAGGTGCTTAAGACCGATGTTACCAACTAAACCACTTTCTAATAATGCTCCCATGTTAATTTTTTTTGTTTAGTTTATTTATTTATTTTTATCATTAAGTCTTTCATTCTGAGGAACTGAGCGTTCTCATATGTTTTAGACTCAACGAGATTTGTTGAACCTTTCTGTGGAGTTTTTTGTACTTTGTTAGCCACGGATTCGGTTACAACATTTTCTGAACCAACCAATTCATTCTTAATTGATCTATATAAGTTCTTTGATTCTTTCAAAGTTTCTACATTATCAAATCTCTTAAGGATATTAATTTTTTCTTTCTTGGTTGTTGAATGTTCAGTGAACAATCTTGTAGCATACGCTAAATTTGAGTTGAAAATAGCAACCTCATTTAATTTAGTTCTGAAAAGATCAAGCGCCTTTTTGTATTCCTCATTTTTTTCTTTGAGGTCTGCAATTTGTCTTTTGTAAGATTCAACCTCTAAATGACGAGGTGCTGCTTTTGGTTTAGGTAATCCATCCCTTCCCCAATATTTTCCACTACCCAAGGTTCTAGCTGCTTCCTTGGCTTCTTCTTTGTGTTCCTCACCTTCGTGAGCCTCTTCGTAAGTTTCTTCTAACTCAACTTCTTCCTCTTCTTCCTCGTCTTCTTCTTCTTCGTTAAATTCAATTTCGTACATCACTTCTCCTACTTCAGTTTCCATTTCTTCTTCCTCCTCATCTTCCATGTCGTGATCTTCACCTTCCAATTGAATTTCATATTCTACACCTTCGTTTTCGTCTTTAAGGTGAATTTCATCGTCCTCCTTTTGAACAACGACTCCATCTTCATCACCCATCAATTTGAAAACCTTTACGAGTTCTTCGTCACTCATATTTGTGATGTCAACTAAATCTTCGTCTTCTCCCTCCAATTCATCTTCCATGTCAAAGTCAAGTTCTTCGTCGCCCATCGCTTCAAAGTCTTCTTCTTCGTCTCCGAATCCTGCAGGAAAGTCAACGTCCATTTCTTCTTCATCACCTTCGTCTTCCATGTCAAATTCAATTTCCTCTTCACTTCCCTCGTCTCCGAGATCCATTTCAAGTTCATCGTCTTCAACCTGTTCTTTAACCTCTTCGGTGTCACCACCTAAAGATTCTTTTACTAAAGATGCGATTTCT